GGAAATGTTTTTGGCTATTAGTGTCGTTGCGGCGATGTGTGCTTTTCTGGCTGCTGTGCAGACCCGAAACGCCAAGCGCTTGGGCGAGGATTTGCAGCAAAAAACCGTGGAAGCGGAATCCTTTCAGCTAACCGCGCGGACGATGGAGCAGAGACTTCACACCGAGGAGGCGGCGCGCACGCAGCTTGCGGACCGCATTACCAAGGTGGAGACCGCCCTGCGGGAGAGTGAGGACACGGCCTGCCGTCTGCGGCAGGAGCTGCAGACCGAGCGCAGGAAGTACAAGGAGCTGCAGGAAGAACTCGACTCCACCAAGGATGCACACGACGCGGCAATCAGCGCGATGTGGAGCGCCCGCAACGAGGTTGATAATCTGGGGCAGGAGAACGGTAAGCTGACCGAGGCGCTGAACACCGAGCGGGAGACCGCAAAGCACTGGAAAGAGGAATTCAACAAGGAACAGGCGTACCGCCTGAGCACCGAGGGCCGCATTATGCGTGAGGTGAACAATCTGCTGCGCTATGACGGCACCGCCCACGGGCAGGAGGATTTGAGCGATGAATGAGCAGAAAATCACGCTCACGGCTGACAGGGTGCAAGCCGAGTACGAAAAGGGCGTGCAGTACAACACCGGGCTGGGCCTGTACGAGGACGTCAAGCAGTGCGAGAACTTTGTGGAGGGAAAGCAGTGGGAAGGGCTCAAGAGCAAGAACCTGCGTCCGATCACGATGAACGTACTGGATCCGATCGTGCATTACAAGGTGGCGCAGATCGTCTCGAACGATGTGGATCAGGAGGTTGAGCCGTTCCTTCCGGATGAGCAGGCCGAGTATGCGGCGAAAATCCTTGAGCAGAGCATTGACCGCGTGGTGGAGCGCACCAAGCTGAAAAGTAAGCACCACATGGTGCTGCGCGACGCCTGCGTGGACGGTGACGCGGCGCTGTATTTCTACTTTGACGCAAGCAAGCAGTCCGGTTTGGGCGGTGTGCAGGGAGAAATCTGTGCCGAGCAGGTCATGAACACCAACGTGATTTTCGGCAATCCGGCGAACAGCAATGTGCAGGAGCAGCCGTACCTTATCATTGTGCGCCGCCGTCCGGTGACGGAAATCCGCAAGGACGCGAAGCGGCTCGGCTGCAAGGAATGGGAGACCATTGAGGGCGAGTCCGACGGACTGTACAAGGGCGATGACGAGCAGAACAATAGCGACAGTCTCGGAAACGAACTGGTTCGGTTTTGGAAGGCTGAGGACGGCCGCGTGCACTACTGCCGCTCCTGCGGGCGCGTGATGATCGAGCAGGATGTGGCAACCGAAATGACGCTGTATCCGGTGGCTTATCTCAGCTGGAAGCCGAGAAAGAACTGCTATCACGGCGTGATGGAGATCAAGCCGCTCATCAACACGCAGATTGAGATCAACAAGCAGTGGACGGCGCTTGCGCTCATGCTGCGCAACAACGCCATGCCCAAACTGGTTTACAACCGAAACAAATTCCCCAAGGGATGGGACCCGGACGCGACCAGTATCGGCGTCACCGGAGATGTGAAGGACGCGCTGACCGGCGTCGCAGGCTCGATGCCGATTCCGACCGAGGCCACGGGCATTACGTCCACCATGACGGATGCGCTCAAAAGTGTTGCCGGCGCGAATGACGCCGCGCTCGGCAACGTCAAGAACCCGGAGAACAGCAGTGCGATCGTTGCGGTGCAGACCGCGAACGCGGCGCCGCTTGCGCTGACCAAGATCGCGTATTACCAGTTTGTTGAGGACTACGAGCGGGTGCTGATCGACATGATGCACGCCTATTACGGCATGCGTCAGGTCAAGATCACCGACGAGGTGACGGACGAGACCGGCGAGACGCAGGAGCAGACGCTTGTGGAGATGTACGACTTCTCCACGCTGCCGGTGGAGGCGCTGGATCTCAATATTCACATTGGTGAGGCAAGCTACTGGTCGAGAATTCTGCAGGTGTCCACGCTTAACAATCTGCAGACGGCGGGTGTTATGCCAAATATGGTTGAGTTCCTTTCTCGTATGCCGGAAGGCAGCGTAAAGGATCAGGAAGGACTGGTCGAGGCTGCAAAGAGAGTGCAGCAGCAGGCCAGCATGCAGCAGGCATTACAGCAGGGAGGTTTAATGAATGGATAACAATGAGAGCAAGTCGGAACGATTTGTGCGACTGGCAGAGCCGCGCGTGAACCGTGCTTGCAAGGCAATCAGCATGATCGGCCATCTGGCGGCCAGCTCGTATGAGTACACCGAGAAGCAGGTTGAGGCCATGTTCGGTGCGATGCAGGAGGAGCTGAATGCGCAGAAGGCGAAGTTCACCAAGGGGACGGACCGGAATTTTCGGTTTTAAGAAGGGAGATACGGCATGAAAACCTTTGAAGATTTGGCACTGAAAGATGTAGCACCTCTGACGGAGAGCACTGACTATAAGGATCGTTTCCTTGGTGAATTTCTGGAAACAAAGATCCGCTATAATAAGCTGCACAAGATGCTTATTAAAGCAGAAGCTCACAATCTGGATTTTACGCCGGACTGTCCGCTTAATGTGCTGATCGCACAGATTCATCACATGGGGAATTATCTGCACGCGATGGAAGTTCGCGCAGAGTACGAGGGAATTGACCTCGGTTTCTGCATTAAAAGTCTTTTGCATGATTTGGAGAGTGCTGAGGGCGGCTGCTGCGTGAATGCAGAGGACCCCACGAGATATTAACACCCCTGTTCCGGCGTTCGGACGGGCGGGAGCTGACCTCACCTGCCCCATTGATTCCCCTTATTTCTTTCTGATGGCGGGCACCCAGTATCGGGCTGGGCGTCCGTCCGAGCGCCGGAATACAACTGAGTCCGAGACTGTGACGGGCAGTAATGCCCAACGACCGAGCCTGCGTTGCACGGAACGGCCATACCTATTTTCTCCTTTCTATTATGACGGCTGGCAAGGTTTCTGAGTTCATTTTTTTCCTTGCCTGCCCGTCAGAGTCTCGGACACGATCTCTTTTCCTGCACTGCGGCGGGCGTGGGCGTTTTTGCCATATCACCCTCGTCCGGGTTCACCTCTTTTGATGTAGCGTTATGGAAAACAGGTGGGTGCACTGCTTACGGAACGGCGGTGCGTCCGCCGGAGTGCAGGAACGCACGATAAACACACGATAAACACACGGCAATGAGACGAAAGTCTTTTGCATATAGGAGGATTGTCTAAATGGATTGGAAAACCAGCAATCATATGGACGGAAGCGAGATCCGTGACAGTATCGGTTTACAGTATTTTGCCGAGGACGGCAATACATCCGACACCGGCGCGGACATGGACGGTTTTAACGGCGACGATTTTCTCGCGGCGCTTGAAGGCAATGACGATCTGGAAAACCAGCAGACCGCCGCCGAGGGCGAGGAGGAGACCGTGCAGGACGGCGCGGAAAACCAGCGCGCCGAAGAGCAGCAGGAAGAACCGGAGAATCAGCCGCCGGAGGGCGGCGAAGTACCACCGGAGACGGTGGAACAGCCGGTGCAGACCGTGCCGCTCGTCTACAACGGACAGCAGATCCTGCTGCCGGCAGACGCAGTGCAGGCGCTGACCGGTGCGCTCGGCGCGAACCCGGTCGAACTGCTCCAGAAGGGCATGAATTATGACCGCAAGGCCGAGCGGGAAATGCGCGTACTGGATCAGTACGCCGAGGCCGCTGGCATGAACCGGCAGCAGTACCTTGAACAGCTGGAAGGCGCACGCAATGAGCAGCTGCTTTCGGCAGAAATTGAGAAGTGTCGCGCAGAGTTTCCGGAAACCCCGGATGCGGCGCTTAAAGCAATCGCCGAGGGCCGCATGGCTTCCCAGCGTGCAGCCGCGGCACAGGCCGCCGAACAGCAGCGGGCGGAGCTTACCGCCATGCAGCAGCGCATTGATCAGACTGTCGAACAGGCACGGCAGGAGGCCAATGAAAAGGCCTGGGACGAATACGAGGTACTCGCAGGCGTTCACAAGCCGGAGGACGTGCCGCCGCGCGTGATGGAACTCGTGAACAGCGAGGGCATGACGCCCGTCGCCGCGCACTGGCGCTATCAGGCTGAGCTGAATCAGCAGGCGGTCAGGATCGCAGAGAAGAATCAGACAAACAGACAGACAAGCCCCGGAAGTGTGGCAGGAAACGGAAACGACACGAGCGATCCTTTCCTTAAGGGCTTCCTTGGGCTGTAAAAGGAGTGACATAATCAATGGCAATCAATCTTACTACCAAATATTCCGATACGATCGAGAAGGTGTTCACCCACGACAGCTATCTGAAAAGCCATTGCAAGGCAAACGTGGAGATGATCGGCGCAAAGTCCTGCCGCGTTTACATGCTCAATACCGTTCCGGTTGTGGACTACACCCGCAGCGGCACCAGCCGTTACGGCGAGGCGAAGGACGTACAGGACACCGTTGTTGAGTACACCATGACGCAGGACAAGAGCTTCAACGGCGTTGTTGACAAGGGCGATGCCTCCGAGCAGGCAATTTCCAACAAGAGCGGCCAGTGGCTGCGTCAGCAGATCGCAGAGCGCTGCGTGCCGACCGGTGACAAGTACGGTTTCTCCCAGCTTGCCAAGTACGGCCACGTTTCCGGCGTGACCGCTGAGCCGGCAAAGGACACCATCGTTGGCATGGTTTACGACGCGGCTACCTACATGGACGAGAAGCTCGTGCCGGAGAACGGCCGCGTGCTGTTCGTACGCGCGAAGGACTATCCCAAGATCATCCTGTCGGACGAGTGGAAGGGCCTGGACAATCTGGCAGGCAAGCAGCTGCCGACCGGCACGGTGGGTCAGATCGCGGGCTTTACCGTGGTCAAGGTTCCCTCCAACATGTTCCCGGCAGATGTTTACATGATCGCCATGCAGGAGAGTGCAGCGGCGTTCCCGTACCGCATTAACGATACCAAGGTACACCAGGACCCGCCCGGCATTTCCGGTGCGCTGATCGAAGGCCGCCAGACCTACGACCTGTTCGTACTGGCAAGCAAGGCCGACGCGGTTGTTATCATCGGCAAGACCGCAAGCAAGCAGGCGTGCACCGTGACGATTGCCTCGCACAGCGCGACCGTTACGGCGGCAGGCGCGGACGAAATTTGGTACACCCTGGACGGCTCGGACCCGCGTTTTTCGGCAAACCGCAAGACGGTTGCCACCGGCGGCACGGTTGCCACCAAGGCGGGCGAGACCATCAAGGTCGTTGCGTTCGGCAAGGGCGGCAAGCTGACCTCGGATGTGGCGGAGGCTACGGATAAGTGATTTACCGCAGGGCGGGCTGACGCCTGCCCTGCATTTTTTTTAGGAGGAAAGAATGGCAACAGTTAGGAAAATATTCGATCTGGCAGCCGCCATTCTGTTTACGAGCAAGGGCGGCGATACGGACTATGACACGTATTCGCCGTTTTTGCTTGAGCGGCTGCTGATCGAGGCGCTGCCGTATGAGAACGCCATCCGCGCCGCAGACGGACGCGAGGAACTCGCAAGCGCGCCGGAAATCAATGCAATAGACGATACGGTTATCGACTGGGACGACCGGATTACGCGCGGCGCACTGCCGCACGGCCTCGCCTCGGCGCTGATGATCGACGAGGAGGACAAGCAGGCACAGATGGTGCTCGAGCGCAACTATTTCGTCGAAGCGCTTGAGGAAGCCGCGCCTGCGGTGCTTGGATATGGGGACGGTGAAGAAGAATGAAAACCATGACGGTTCCCGACTTTTCCACGCCGACCATCGGCAGAAAGAGTTACAAGCGGTTTCGTGGCGTCGATTATTCGACCGATGAGACGCAGATTGACGACGGCAGAAGTCCGCGCGCGGTGAACGTTATCGCGGACGAGGGCGGCGCGCCCGAACGCCGGTGGGGCTGGCGCACAGTTGTTGACCTCGGCAGTGACAAGCCGATTGCGGGTATTTTCCCGTATGAGGCCACGACCGAGACAGGCCGCACGATGATCGTCCATGCGGGCGATACGCTGTATAAGGTACGGCTGAACGAGAGCACCTATCTGCCGATCCCGGACAGTCAGCAGATACTTTTGACCGGACTGAGGAGCGGCGGACGCTCGCAGGGCTTTTACCTCAACGGCAAGCTGTACATTTTAACCGGGTCGGAATATCTGGTATATCACGGCAAGGACGCGAAGCACGTCGGGGACGATACGGCGTACTGTCCGCTGACGAGCTATCAGCGCAAGCCTGCGGGCGGCGGTGAGGCTTACGAGAAGGTAAACATGCTCTGCAAGTGGAGACGCAACCGCTTTGTCGGGGACGGGAGCAGCAAGACATTCCAGCTTGATGTCACCGGCATTGACAAGGACCAGACCATCACCGCGAAATATCACATTACGGGCGATAAACTCGAGGTGGCGAGCTTTGATGCGGAAAAGGGCACGGTGACACTAAAGACCGCGCCCAAGGCGCCGGAGAACGCGGGCACGTCCAACGTTGAGATCCGATTTGCAAAAACGACTGAGGACCGGAAGAAGATACTCGGCTGCACCATCTTTGCCATTTACGGCATGGACGGCTCGGGCGACCGCGTATTCTTTTCCGGTAACGGCAAATATGCAAACACGGAGTGGTTCTCGGGACTGACAGACCCGACATATTTCCCCGACATTAACTATTCTGTAGTTGGTTCGAGCGATTTCCCGATCATGTGCTATCTGAAAGCGCAGGGCGAGCTGCTTATCATCAAGAAGGATAATCGCCAGGAAGGTACGATCTGGCACCACGCGGGCGTTGTGAGCAACGATGTTGCGGCGTTTCCACTCAAGGAGGGTGTGCCTGGTTACGGCGCTATTGCGCGGTACTCGGCGGCAAACCTGAATGACGATCCGTTATACCTGAGTCCACGCGGCGTGTATGCGCCGACTACCACCTACTACAACAACATGCAGGTGCGGCAGTTATTCTGCCGGTCGAGACGTGTCAATCCGAAGCTCACCAAGGAAAACGGCCTTGCGGATGCGGTGGCCGCCACCTGGCGCGGGTGGTATGTTCTTGTCGTGGACGGACGCGCTTACGTCGCGGACGGCAACCAGGACAAGCAGGATCAGGGCTACGAGTGGTATTACTGGACCAATATTCCGGCGCGGGTGCTGCGCGCAGACCAGCAGACCCTTTATTTCGGCACCGCAGACGGCAAGGTTTGCAAATTTAACGACGACATGGTGACGGCCGAGAATGAGATCCTCATGCGCGCGTACAATGACGACGGCGCGCCGATCCACGCCGAATGGGCTTCTAAGCTGGACAGCATGGGCAACATTGCGATGCTCAAGACCATGCCAAAGAGAGGCTCGGCGGTACACCTCAAGCGCTATGCGCGCAGCAAGGTGGATCTGTATATCCGCACGGAACGCGACAGCGGCCGGCTGTACCGCGAGTTTTACGCGGACAGGCTTTCCTTTGAGGATATCAACTTTGAGCGGTTCACGTTCGAGACGAGCGCGAACAGTGTGCGCCAGTTCCGCGTGAAGAAGAAAAAGTGGAAAATGATCCAGTTTATTTTCGTCTCGGATGCGCTCAACGAGGGTTTTGGTATTTATGAGATCCTGGTTAAGTATATCGAGGTGGGAGAGGAGAGAAGTGCGTGAGTATTAGAGATTACAAAATTACCGATGCGCAGATTGCGGAAAAGGGCGTTATTGCGTCCCCGGACACGCTGACCGGCACGGCAGACGAGAACAAACGTGTGTTTGACCGTCTGGTGCGGGAATGCGTGGCTCCGCAGTTCAACGAGATTGTGGAGACGTTTGCGGATATGGAGGATTCTACGACCGAATGGAGAGGCGAGGAGGCAAAACGCCAGCTGGCCGAGCAGGGCCGCGTATCTGCCGAGAGCGCCCGCGTGAGCGCCGAGGACGACCGTGCGCAGGCCGAGAGCGCCCGCGTGAGCGCCGAGACCGCCCGCCAGCAGGCCGAAAGCGCCCGCGACACGGCAGAGACTGCCCGCGCCAATGCGGAGAACAAGCGCGACACCGCGGAGAAAAGCCGCGCTTCTGCCGAGACAGGCAGAGTGAACGCCGAATCTGCCCGCGTGACGGCAGAAAGCCAGAGGGCGAACGCAGAGAGCGTCCGTGCACAGAATGAAGCGGCGCGTATTTCTGCCGAGACCGGCAGAGCGGATGCCGAGGCAGACCGCGTTTCTGCCGAGGATACCCGCATTGCAAACGAGAACGCACGGAAATCTGCTGAGACAGACCGCGCCTCTGCGGAGACTGTGCGCGAAAGCGGCGAGAACGCAAGAAAATCTGCGGAGAAGGCACGCGCGAGTGCGGAAACCGCGAGAGCCAATGCGGAAAGCACCTGTCAGTCGAACGAGAACGCCCGCGTGAGCGCGGAACAGAGTCGCACCACTGCCGAGACCGCCCGTCAGACCGCCGAGAAGGCGCGAAACGTATGGGAGGAATACAGTGCAGGCAAGGCGTATTTACCCGGAAACAAGGTCAGCTTTAACGGCTCGTCTTATGTATGCACGGCTGCAACGACCGGACATGCGCCGACCGATACCGCGTACTGGCTGCTGATCGCCAAAAAGGGCGAGGACGGCAAGGGCGCGGGCGATATGGTTGCAAGCGTGTATGACCCGCAGGGGATGAAGCAGGATGTGTTCCAGTATGCGGATACAAAGGCGAGTGAGGCAAAGGAGTATGCTGATACTAAAGCTCCGGCATACACTTACAGCACCGCCGATATTACCGCTGGCAGCAGTGAGCTCGAAACCGGTAAGCTGTACTTTGTCTATGAGTGAGGTGAGAACTTATGGCTAAGAAAAGCTATATCGGTGTGGATGGCAAGGCGCATGCCGTGAAAACGATTTATATCGGTGTGGACGGTATAGCGAGAAAAGTCAAGAAGGCTTACATCGGTGTCAATGGTGTAGCTAAGTTGGTGTATCAAGATAGACCAGAATACGGAATGTTATTACCTAATAGCACTTGGTATAAAGGGACGAGTAAGCGCTCTTCTATCACTGCTATCAACATTTTAGACACATATTCTCCTACTGGTGAAGAAACCGAATCGTGGGACGCCTCGGCAGTACAAGATAACAGTGTAACATGCTATGTGAACGGAACGACTCTGATCATTGCCGGTAGTGGTGAAGGAAAAATTAAAGCTAACCCGGATTCTAGCTATGTTTTTTCCGAACAGACACATTCCGACGAATTCAAAAATGTCGCATCTTTAACGGGTCTAGACCTTCTGGATACTAGTAAGGTTACGACTATGGACAGTTTCTTCGAAAACATGTACAACGTTGAGGATCTCAGTGCAATATCTGGATGGGACACGTCTAATGTGACCAGTATGTGTAAAGCAATTAATAGCTGTAAAAAGATTACATCTCTTGATCTCAGTGCTTGGGATACTGGTAAGGTTACGAGTATGAACTCCCTGTTCTACAATTGTTCCACTCTGACCTCGCTTGACATTAGCGCTTGGGATACTAGTCAGGCTACGGATATGTTTTCCATGTTCAGGAATTGTTCTGCTCTGACCTCGCTTGATATTAGCGCTTGGGATACTGGTAAGGTTACGACTATGATGTACATGTTCTACAATTGTTCCACTCTGACTACAATATATGCTTCTTCTAAATGGTCAACATCGAATGTCACAAGGAGTTCGAAAATGTTCGAAAGATGTACCAAACTAAAGGGCGACATCGCATTCGATCCTAATTATACCGACAAGACTTACGCGAAGGTTAGTGGTGGCTATTTAACTCTTAAATCAGCTGCTTAAATTGCGTGTGAAAAGAGGTGATCAATATTGAAACTTTGTCTCGGCAGTACCCCTATCAAGTCGCTTAATATCCGCAAGCTCGATGTGGATACGAACGACGCTACTAAGGAGAAAACTATGTACGACAACATTTACATCAAGAACTACGAGGTTAAGCAGACCGACGTGCCGGAGCTGATGACCGCACATGGCGGCATGATGGAGGAGTGACATGCCAGCGGAAGTTATCACAGCGGTGCTGTCGCTGGTCGGTACTTTGGTCGGAACGCTGGGCGGCATTGCGCTGTCGAGCAACCTGACCAACTATCGAATCGAACAGCTTGAGAAAAAGGTGGAGAAGCACAACAACCTCATCACGCGCACGTTTAAGCTCGAACAGGACTTTGCCGTGCTGGATGAGAAAATGAAAGTGGCCAACCACCGCATTGACGATTTGGAGGATTTAGAACATGAAAGTTAATATTCCGGTACGAATGAAAAACCCATGGTTCTGGGTTGGCGTTGCATCGGTTGCTATTACGGCGATTGGTGTTGACCCGCAGACGTTTACGAGTTGGGCGGCTGTGTGGAACGGTGCTGTTTCGGTGTTGTCTAATCCGGTGCAGCTTGTTACCATGTGCCTGGCTATCCTCAGCGTGTTTGTGGACCCCACCACGGCGGGCATCGGGGACAGCAAGACCGCGCTCGGCTATGACAAGCCGAACAGGGAGGAGTAAGGTATGCAGATCATCGAGACCAATTTGCCGACAAACGGCAGCTTCAAGCGCCGGAACAGCACGGATGAGATTATTCTGCACCATGCAGAAGCAAGCCGCGCGAGTGTGGAGGAGGTCAACCGCTGGCACCTGGAACGCGGGTGGACCGGCATCGGCTACCATTTCTACATCCGCAAGGACGGAAAGGTTTACAGAGGCCGCCCGGAATGGGCGGTCGGCGCGCACGCGCAGGGGCACAATAGCCGCGCGATCGGCATTTGCGTCGAGGGCAGTTACATGTCCGAAACCATGCCACAGGCACAGTTGGACGCGCTGAAAGACCTTATCCGTACCATGATGGCGAAATACCCCGGTGCAAAGCTGTTACGGCACAAGGACGTAAACAGCACGGATTGTCCGGGAACAAAGTTCCCGTGGGCGGAAGTGCAGAAGTATAATACGCAAACCACTGTAAAGAAGGAGGAAAGCAAGATGACAGACAAGGAATTTGCGGCACATGAAGAACGCTATCAGGCGGAAAAGGCCAACCAGAAGCCGCATCCGTATGCTGTCGATGCATGGCAGGCGGCAGTAAACGCCGGTATTATGGACGGAACCAAGCCACAGATTCCGCTGACGCGCGAACAGCTTGCGGTTATCCTGCAGCGGCTCGGCCTTCTGGGGAAGGGCGTGAAGTAAATGGGACTGGGTGCTTTTATTAAGGCTGCGGCCGGTGCTGCCAAGGCTGCCTCGGCGGTAGCTAAGGCCAGCGGCGGCTCGTCCTCGAGCAGCTCCTCGGGTTCTTCCGGTTCGAGCGGATCGCTGAGTGCGAGCGGCAAGAACGGCTCGTACAGCATCGGCTCGGACAAGGGCAAGCATTTTGTTTCGAGTGCTGCTGCAGGCTCGACCATGACCGGCTCGGACGGCTCGACATGGACCAAGAACAGTGACGGCACGACCACGATCAGCAAGGGCGGCTCGACATGGACCTATGGCAGTGCGTCCGGCACCGGCTCCGGCGGCTCGTCCTCCGGCAAGACTTCGGGCGGCGGCTCGTCCAGTGGCAGTTCGGGCGGCGCTTATACGCCTGCGGGTACTTACAATGATGCGCTGATCCGGCAGAATGACGCACAGCAGGCGGCAGAAATTGACGCAATTAAGAAGCGGTATGAAGAAGCAAAAGCCATCGGCGATGTAGCAGGCATGAAGAAGGCCCACGCGGACGCCGAGGCAAAACGTAAGGAATGGGGTTATTCCGGCGGTGCGGACGGCTCGGATTACATTGCAAGCGGCGGTATCGCCGGTGCGAATCTCGGCACGCTGATGAGCAATCAGTACAATCAGGGCTTTCAGGACTACGAGAAGAAGATGAACGATGCCGCACAGGCACAGCAGAGTGCTTTGCAGGCGAGTGTGGATTCGGCGGTCGCTAATCTGAACGCCCAGAAGTACACCATCGGCAAGAACACCGAGGCGAACAACGCTGCGGCTGAGAAGGCGTACATGACGGCGATCAATCCGAACGGCTCCATGGCTGAAAATCTGGCGGCACAGGGCCTGCTGACGACCGGCAACACCGAATCCAGTCAGATCTCGGCAGGCAACACCTATCAGAACGCGCTGAACAGCAACGCGACGACCGCTACCGAGGCCCTCGCTGAGATTGAACGCGCGATCACGCAGGCGCGCTTAAACGGCGATATTCAGAAAGCCAACGCGCTGGCGGATCTCTACAAGGAGGTTGCGGGCAAGCAGCTGGACAACGTAAACAGCATTATCTCCGCTATGCAGTGGGGTCAGCAGTTCGGTCTCAGCCAGGCCGAGCAGACGGGTACTTACAACGGCACGCAGACGCTTGCCATGCGGCAGCTGCAGATGCAGCTTGAACAGCTGGAAGAGGACAAGCTCAACGGTAAAATCGACCGCGAAACAGCGCAGAAGCAGATGGAGTATATTCAGGCGCAGATTGAGAAGATGCGGGCCGAAACGACCGGTCAGAACCTTTCCAACAAATACTCGCAGTGGCAGCTTAACCAGCTTTAACTACGCCAGAAGGCGGCGGATTCCCGCCGCCTTCTCTCTTTAGGAGGTTCATATGAGTTTTTACAGCGATTACGAGAAGAAGAAAAACAAGAACAAAACGTCCGCGCTGCTGAAGGTGCCGCAGGTTGTGCCGCAGAAGCCGGCACATCAGGACAACAGCCGCCGCGCAACGGCGGCGCACAACAGAGAGCAGCAGCGTGTGCAGGCGCACCAGAATGCACAGCGGCCTGCAAGCACTTATCTGACCGGCGGCAGCACGACAAGAAGTCAGCCGTATGCGGCAAATCAGCAGCGGAACACTGTTTTTCCGCAGCGCGGGAACACACGGCAGGGCCTTTCTGGCACAGGCAGCCGGAACACGCAGCAGAACAATGTACGGCAGCCTGCAAGCACCTATCTGACCGGCGGCAGCGTGACAAGAAGTCAGCCGTATGCGGCAAGTCAGCAGAATCAGCTGTTTTCGGCAAGGAAGGCGGCAGAGCAGCGGCGCAATCCGCGGCAGAACGTATCTACAGCCACTAAGAGCAGCGGAGACGGCAACCTGCCGTTGACGCAATTTCTCAAGAACTCCATGGACTGGCACACGACGAGCGATCCGAACAGGAAGGCACAGCTGCACGCGCAGAACGACGCCTTGCGGCGCAAGCTGGGATACGAATACAATCCGCAGACCGGTGCCTCCTACGACAAGTACGGGCACGAAATGACCGCCGGTGTGCGCATGGCCTACGGCAGCAAGCCGACCGAACGGCTGAATCAGGCTACACAGTTGCTGCATACTTCCGGCGTGATGGGTAAGACAGACAAGGCAACTGTCTACCCGACCGCTATGCAGGCGGCACAGGGACTGGATGAGGACTATTTCAGCGGCCAGACAGGCTACAATGCACACAAGACGATGCATGACCTGTTTAACCGCTCGGATGAGACATGGAGCAGCGAGGACACACAGAGCCGCGACAGGGCCCGTCAGGAGCTTTCCAATGAGATGTACCGCATTATGAAGCGGTACGGCCTTGACTATCAGCCGCGCGACAACGCGGATGATATCATGCACCGGCTGAAAGCCGCCGGTGCGGACGAAAACACGCTTGCCTATGTGCAGGAAAACATTGACCTGCGGCACGCGGCAGACCGCCTCGGCAACAGCATGGAGGCAGTCGGCAAGCGGTGGATCGCATCGCTGCCGTCCCTCGTGGACACCTCGCGTCAGGCGAGCGCGAACGTGGAGGAGAGCCGCCAGAACGAGGAATACCGCCAGCTTGAGGAGCAGGAGCAGACGCTTGAACTCACCCTACAGGGCATGAATAGCACAGCAGCGGACGGCTCGGTTCCGACAGACTATCAGGCAGTGTACGATCAGCTGCAGGAGGTCCGCAAGCGCAAGAACGAGCTGACCGTAAACAAAGGCGTAGATCCGAACAAATGGTCTCAGCGCATGCTGCGCGAGGCGAACGAGGCACAGGAAAACGCCGAAGCCGGTTTAGCGCCTGCGCCGCGCTGGCTGACCGAACAGGGCATTTCCCTTGCGGGCAATGGCGGCAAGTGCGATTCCGGTCGTCGGTCCGGCGGTCGGCTCGATCATGATGGGCGGCCAGGCTGCAGGCCAGCGCTCGTTTGAACTGAATGAACAGGGCAAGGGTGCGCGGGAGTCGCTGACGCGCGGTTTGACCTCGGGTGCGATTGAGGCGGCAACCGAAAGACTGCCGCTCGGTCAGATGAGCAAGATTTTGCACTCTGGCGGCGTGAATGCCGTAAAAAATATCCTCATCCAGATGGGCGAGGAGGCGACAGAGGAAAGCGCAAGCTATTTCATGAACTACGTTGCGGATAAGGCGGCGCAGGATCCGGACGCAAAGTTCAGCCTGCAGGAGCTTGCCCAGAGCGCCGCAGGCGGCGCGTTCGGCGGCTTGGTGTTTGGTACGGCGGGTGCAGTCGGTTCGAGAGCGGCAACAGATACGGAGCGTATGAGTGCCGCTGATGCATACGATTACAATCAGGTGCAGCAGCTTGTACAGATCGACAGCGAGCTGCAGGCGGCGCTTAAGCTGCCGGAAGGACCGATCAGGGAACGTGCGGTGCAGACCGCGCAGAACAAGATGGCCGACAAGATTTCCGGCCTTATGACGCAGCAGGCCGCGCAGAATGCGGAGCTTACCGCGAATTATGACGCTGATCTCAATAACCGCATGAGCCTTGCACAGCGCGCGCAGGCGGCGGAATACCTCAACCAGCGCACTGGACAGGTGGACGCATGGCAGGACGGCCAGATTAAGCCTCGCCTCGGTACGGAGACCGAACAGCGTGCGGAAAGTAGCTACCGGACACCGGAAGAAGAATATGCACTGCAGAGCCAGCTTGCAAAGCATTTCGCGGAGGAACAGCAGACTGACGGGGTGTATGATAAGGCTACGGTACAGCAGGCTGATGCAGCACAGCACAGGACGCTGAACGAGGTGATTTCCTCGAATCATGATACGATTGCGCAGACGGGCGTTTTAGCGGTTCTGAAAGACGAAGAATTTGCAGGCAGCAAGAAAAAACTCGTTGACCGTGTAACGGATTTCTTCAATTCCATTGGCAACAAGGTTTTTCGCGCAGGCTTTGGCGATGTCACCTTAACTCGAAGCGGTGCGCGTGACAGTATTTCTCATGGCATGGGACGCAACAAGGCGATTGCATTCTCGGCGGTTCCGGAAGTTATTGAAAACGGAGCAATCATTGACACGCAGAGCAACTGGAAGGGTCGCCGATATGATACCGTAACCTTTGGCGGTCAGGTGCAAATCGGTGAGCAGGTGTACGATATGGGCGTTATCGTAAAGAAATATGATAATGCCGATATGGCAAGCAAATATTATCTGCATGAAGTAGTTTTGACAAATGAAAAAGGCGAAACCATGTCGTTCATGACTGGGACCAAAATGGGCTACCCCAGCGACACAGTTTCGCCTGACGGAAGTGATATCCCTTCCGTTGATAATAGTATACGCCAGAATGTAGGAAATAGCAATACTTCCGACACAAATATTCCGCTCTCCGAGGCGATGCAGTACGGCAGGACGCCGGAGCAGGCCGTGATGGAGGCGCGGGCGAAGGCTGAGGGCGAGAAGTTCTCGGCGGGCGTCAATGCGAATGGGTCGATCAATGGCGATACGGATACCGCGTACAGCATTGGATTTATGCAAAAAAGAAACCATCCGAGCAGTGCGGGCTCTTCCTCCGCCCCCTTTGGGCGTGGCGCTCAAAATACTCGAATGGTTTATGAGAACAGTATAACACCTGACGGAGCGAAAAGCAATACCTTTGACTTCACGCCGGAGCAGATCGCAAAGGGAACGGTTCCGCTCTCCGATGCGATGCAGTACGGCAAGACACCGGAACAGGCCGTGATGGAGGCGCGGGCGAAGGCTGAGGGGGAGAGGGTACGGCAGGCAAGAGAGGAACAGGCGGCGGCAGAACAGCAAGAACGCCTTGATCGCATCACCAACGGCAAGAACCGTGACATTATGCAGCGCGTATATGAGGCACAGGAGCGCGCAGAACGCGTGGCAAGCCGCCATGCGTTGGAACGCGCAACGACCCGCGCGACAGCTTCAGACGCGGACAGCTACATTGACCATACGCAAGAGGATATTGCAATCGACCTTGTGAACAGCCTGGAAAGTGAACGCCGCTTTTTAACCAACCTGCGCAATGGCTGGCATTTGAGCGATGCCGAACTGGTAAATGCGGAACGCATGGCGGCGGGACGCGGCCCTGTAACCGAGATGGACAGCCACCGCTACGAACTGGTAGAGACCTACGCCCGCGCTATGCGGCAGTACAACGAGGATATGCAGCCGTATTACGCATTTCAGCGCGGCCTTGATGATGCACGCCTGAGACGCGCAACCGAACTTATCAAGGATTCGGACAACTGGAAGGATTCACGCGGCAACCTCGGTTTGCAGATCCACACGCCGGAGCGCGTGCTGCGCAAGGTTATGGGCGATACCGCCGAAACAGAGGCTATTTATCAGGCATATTTCGCACCGGTACTCAAGCATGACGCGGAGGCTATCCGCTGGGAGAATACCCAGCGCGAACGGCTGAAAGGCATTATGGAGGGCCTGTCGCACGAGGACAGTGTGTATATGCACATGAAGAACCGTGCAGAACTCTCTCCGAAGAACGAAGCCATGCAGAAGCAGCTTGCGGATTATGTGAAGGAGAACAAGAGCAAAATCCATTTTAAGCAGGCAGAGAGTGCCATGCAGAAGCTGTATGAAATGACAAGCGAAATGCATCCACAGGTCAGCGAGGCCGGTGTGCGCAACGGCTATGCGCCGCTGGAATTTCGGCAGAAATACATCCCGAGCCTTACACCGACCAAGGAAGGCAAGTGGTACAACCGCATTCTGCGTAAGGTGGGCGTGGAAACCATGGTGGACGAGCTGCCGACCGAGATTGCGGGACGAACCGAAGACCGCAGACCGGGCAGACAGTACGCCGGATTCTACAACCAGCGCGAGGGCATCAACACCGAGTTTGACGCATTTAAGGCGATGGATAACTATATCAGCGGCGCGAGCAACGCTATTTTCCACACGGATGATATTCAGAACCTGCGTGTACTGGAGGACGCTATTCGCAGCAAATACAGCGATGAAGGCAGCCGTGCGGAACTTGAAGCCATCCGCAAAGACCCGGATATCAATATTGAGGACAAGGAACAGAAGATCAGCAAGATTTGGGAACGCAACTCCGGCACGCTGCCGAGCTTCCCGAGCTGGATCGCGGAGTACACCAACATTCTGGCAGGCAAGAAATCCCGCACAGACCGCAGTGCGGAACAGATGTTCGGACGCGGCCTGTACCGCGCCATGAGCGATGTTGAGGGCAAGGTTGCAGCAAACATGGTAGGCGGCAACCTCTCGACCGCGATCTCTAACTTTATTCCGCTGGCCCAGGGTTCGGGCGAGGTACGTTATTCGAGCATGATGCGTGCAATGCTGGATTACGGCGCAGACCTCGCCAAAAAAAATCCGGCATTCCATGAGGATTCGGACTTCCTGACCAATCGCCGGGGCAGCGAACGTGTTATCAAGACGAAACTGCAGAAAGCCTCGGATGCGGCCGGGTGGACGATGAACGCAATCGACAATCTATCCAGCGAGGTGATGGTGCGCGCACGCTATCTGGACAATGTGGAAAAGCGGCATATGAGCACTGAGGCGGCGCTGCAGGAGGCTGACCGCTGGGCAGCGGGACTGATCGGCGACCGCGCAAGAGGTGCAAAGCCGGTTATCATGGAGTCCAAGTCGCCGCTCATCAAGGCGTTCACCATGTTCCAGCTGGAGGTTATGAACCAGTACGATCACCTGTTCGGCGATATTCCGCACAACCTGCGGGTACAGGGCAAGAGCAAGGCGCAGATCGCGGCCGGCACAGCGGCAGCGCTGCTGCAGGTATTCGTTATGTCCCACCTGTTCAACGATGCACGCGAAAAGCTGACCGGTTCGCGCGGTGCGTTCGACCCGATCGAGATGGTGAACGACTTTGTAGGCCGCGTGACCGGCTACGCACTGCCGAACATCTTTGATCTGCTGGGCGAAATGATGGGAGATGGCATTGATGAGGATGATTTCCGTGCGGAAAAGTCGGAAACGGCATGGGACAACGTAAAGAAGACAGCACAGGATATTGCATCCAACGTTCCGTTTGCTTCCGGTCCGCTCGGTGCGGTATTTGGCGCGGGCAACTCTCGTCTGCCAATCCAGTCCGTTATTCCGAACATTGACAACATCATGACCGCGCAGGGCGAGGACGCGCGCAGCATGGCAATGATTAAGGAGCTGAGCAAGCCGGTTTACGGCTTCCTGCTGCCGTTCGGCGGCCTGCAGGCGAAAAAGACCGTGGAGGGCGCGGCAACTATGTTTGCGGGCGGCAGCTACTCGTACGACAAGAAGGGCGAGAAAATCCTGCAGTTCCCAACCTACGGACAGAAACCGGCAGACTGGGCACAGGCGCTGCTGTTCGGCAAGAGTTCCAGCGATGAGGCCCGCGCATGGCGCGAGAGCGGCTATGAAACCTTGAACGCGGATGAGACCAAGGTGTTCAATACGCTTGCAAAGACTGCAGACAACAACCAGGAAGCACGCAAAAACATTTACGATGCGATCATGGCGCTGCATGATGTGCAGTCCGACACGGATGAGAACGGTCAGCTTCTCGACAACGAAGGCGAGAAAAAGCGCCGCATGCTGTTTGAGAACGACAAGCTGACGCAGAGCCAGAAAACCGCCATCGACCGCGAGATCATCGTTAATACAGTGGGCGGCTCGGCTGCGGATTACTCCGACCGGACTTCGTTCGAAATCAGCACCGAGGTACGCAAGAAGATGCAGGGCGCGGCTCACAAGGCGGCAGACGCCGGTCTTGCAGTAAGCACGTTTGCCAAGTATGACAATACGCTGAAGGAATTGACCGAGGGCACGGACGAAAACGGCGAGAAGCTGCACACGGCGGACGAGGCACGCGGTATGGTATTGGATGCTATCCGGCAGGACAGCAGCCTGACGGACGGCGAGAAGCAAACCCTTGCGGATTACCTGCTCGTTTCTTCCATGAGCGAAAAGGCGCGTGAGACGTGGAACGATGAGGTCAAGGGCAAGGTAAATGCAAGCGATTATGTGCGGTTTAAGTCGGACGTAGCGGCATATGAAGCGGAATTCGAGGGCACAGGCGCGGATCATGCCGCGAATGTGGCTAATATTCTGAACAGCTACACGAACCTGACGGATGAACAGAAATCCGTACTCATGAACACTTACAACGACACGGCAAAGAATGATGTATTCCACGTTTCGGAGTATGAGAAGTCGCTGACGGACAACAGCTATTACAAATCGCTGAACGACAGCGAAAAGAGCAAGCTGCGGGCATACTGCAACGAGTACGAGCAGGCAATCAGCGCGGGCAAGGAGCTTTCCGGCTGGAAGGCCAAGGCTTATATGGCGAAGGAGGCCGGTATCCAGCCGGGCACCTATGCACTGTTCCAGACGGCGC